AATATTAACCTAACAGAAATATCACAAGATCTTGATAGCTTATCAGAAGACAGAGAATCTCTACAAAGAAAACAAGATGTACAAAGTAGAAGAGCTGCTTATGAACAGTCTATGGTTGGAAAAGATGAGTTTGGATTTCCAATTACAAAACCTGAAAGGTCTACAAGTATTTCTGACTTTACAGAAGAATTAGCTGCCCTTAAACCGGTTAATGTTTTAAAAACAGAAGAAGATAGTAAAATGGAAATAGAAGAAAAATTTCTTCCAACGCTCCCTGATATAGATCTTGATATGACTCAAGCAGAAGCCGATCAAATTAATGAAGAAGAATCAAAAGATTCTGTTACCACAAAACTAAACGAACCAGGATTTTTTGGGTCTAATAGATTTTTAGACTTTATTAGAAACGTTGGTGGAGAACTTACAAGAACTGGCGATATGGCACAAGGTTTATCTTCTGGTGCAGCTAAAGCTGCTGAAGAAAGAGCTGGTAGAGAATTATTAGCAGATCAAGAAGAAAGAAAATACAAAAGAGAAATAGAGCTTGCTGTAGCAAAAGCTGAAGCAACAGCAGATGCGGCTGGTTCAGATTTACTAATGAATCCAGACAAAATAAGAGAATTAAATACTGATTTAAAAACAAATATGTCAGATTTAGAGGGTGGTGTTGCAGCTACTGGATTTGTTGATTTAGCAATTGAAACTTTAGAAGAGGCATTAGAAACCGGGGAAAGTGTGGGCGGATTCTTTGGAGCTTTTAATGCTGCTACAGATAGTGTTTCAGCGTTTTTTGGGAATGACAAATCTTTTGCAGATCAATCGGCTCAAACAAAAATTAAAAAATTAGTAGAAGTTGTTAGGCAAAAGAATTTACAAGCAATCTTGGGTGAATCTGGCAGAACTATTTCTGATAAAGACAGAGCAATTATACTTCAAGTATTTGGTGATTTAGAGTTTACAGAAAATCCTAAAACTACTCTTGGAAAATTAAAAGCATCTAGACAATCTCTTGCTCAAAATAATATAAAACTTAAAAGTTTAATACAAGACGATACTGGATTTATGTTTACTCAAGGCACTTTAGGTCAAAGGTTCGGCGGAAACTTATTATCAGATTATCAAAGAGTGCTTCAACTAGATCCATTAGCTTCGCAATCTGCTGCAATTTTAGCTCAATTTATGGGTGAAACTTATTATAGCGGTAACATACAAGAAGTTGATTTATAAAAATGCAACGATTTAAAGTTAATATTTCACCAGGTGTTTCTCAAGTAGTTGAAGCAGAAAATTCAGTTGAAGCTAGGCAAAAAGTAAAGGCGCAAATTGCTAAAGGTGCTATGTCTCCTTTCTATGATAAGTTATATTTTGATTACGATACTGGTGTTAATGTCAAAGGTCTTAGATCAAGTCTTGGAAGAGCAGAAACTGACAAAGAAAAAGATTTAGTTTTAAAAAACTTATTTGAATCTATTAAAGGTGCTGAAGAAGCAGAAGATCAAGATGCTGTTTTAGAAAATAAAGTTGGGAATGATGGTTTTGTTAGAAACACAAGAGGTCAAATAGCATTAACCCCTAGTGGTTTAGAAGAACTAGGTTTGCCAATACAACAAAAAAAATTAGCAGACGGATCTGTTATTAATTTAAATACCGTTATTGATGAAAAAGCTTGGTTTACTTCAGGAGATTTTGCTGACTTTGCTGGGATTGCAGGACCAATTGCTGGAGCTTTAACATTTCTATCTCCACAATTAAAAGTTATAAAAGGCTTAAGAGCTTTGTTTGGCGGCAACAAAGTAATGTCAAACATGTTTGCTTCTGGTGTTGGCTCGGCTGCTGGTAAGGCCGCTGAAGAAGAAATTTTTGATACGCAACAAGGATTTCAATTACAAGATAGAGATGATCTAAATTCATTATATGCAACAGAATTCTTTCTAGGATCTGTAGGACAAGGAATTGGGGAGGCGGTAGGAGGAGCTTTTGGATTATTATTTGGCAGAAAAGCACCTACATCTGATGTTAGGTTAATAAGACAAGGAAACAAAGGAAGAATTGTAACTGACGTTATGAAGTTAGATAGAGATATTGGAAGAGAAGCAACGGAAAAAGAAATAAAAAGAGCTATTAAAGACGGCAAGGTTGGAATGTTAGATTATAAATTTGTCCCATCTCAAACAACTCTTAAAAAACAATTGCCTGGTAAAGCTCAACAAATAGGGGAACAGGTTTTAGGCCCGGCTAGAGCAAATGAAGCAAATAATTATTTATTTGGAAATTTAAATCATTTGTTAAAAGCAATTGATGCTCATGATGCTTCATTAAATAAATATATTTCTGATGCAACAAAGGGAAGTTTGGATGAACAAATTCAAGCGGCAAGAAGCAAACTTGATATGGAAGAATTAAATGTTAGCAAAGTATTAAATGACTTTCTTAAAGATCTGCAAGAAGATTCTTTTAATGCTGGAGATTTAACAAGAACTCCGGGAACGGAAGAAGTTGGAGAAAATATAATTAAAGTGCTTAAAAGCGCAAGAAGCCAGGTTACAAGGGTCCTTGGTAAAGAATACGACAACGTTGATAATCAATTTTATGATTTAATAAATGTTCCAGCAAACGCTACAAAAGCACAAAAAGATACTGCTTTTGCTATCAGCAGAACTATTGGCCTTACGCAATCAAGATATTTAAAAGATAGTCTTAATGTACTTGAACAATTTAAAGCAAGTAATTCAGCTTGGGAAGTAGCAGGGGCTACTGATCCAGGATTACCAGGTGGCGTAATTAAACAAATAGAAAATGCTCTTGAAAAGATGCTTGCTCAAGCACAAAAAGGAACACTATCTTTAACAAATGTTAGAAACAGTTATGACTCTATTAAAGATATGGCTTCAAGCAGTATGGTTCCGACTCAGCTAAGAAGGCAAGTATTAAGAATATTAAATAAATTAGATGACAGAAGACATGTAGAGTTAGATGAAGCTGGTAAAAATTTTATTGAAGGCAAGGGGTTGGGATCGACTGATAGTATATTTACTACTTTAGAAATAAATAGTCCTGAAGAATTTAGTAGGGTATTAGCAGAAACACAAAAAAGGTTAGATATAGGTGATGGATTTGGAATTCAACCAGCAGAACAAAGATTAATTACTAAAGCTGTTGGCGATTTAAGAGATGCAAATAAATTATCGGCTAAATTGTTAGAGCCATTTGATAGGATAAGAATTAATAAAACCATAGAGCGTGGAGGTACAGGCTCTTATAATGCTGATGAAGTTTATATTAATTTAGTAGAGAACGGAAAACCTAAAGACCTTAAAGATTTATTTCAAAGTTTAAGAACTTACGATCAATACAAAAGACAAATGGCTGCTGGAGGCAAAGGTACTGCTACAACAGCAGAACAAGATTTAAAAGCTGCGTTAAGAAAAAGATTGTTTACAGATGCTGGAAGAATGTCAACCGATACTTCTGGAGCAGAAGCTGTAATTGATTTTACTGCCTTTGCAAGACATATTCAAAAATTTGAAGGCCGACATGAAGGTAAATTACTTGAATTATTTTCAGATGCTGGTGGTGGAAGAAGTACAGGAAAAAATGTATTAGACACTATCAATCAATTGGTTAAATTAAAACCATCATTAAAACCAGCAGATTTAAAAGATTTAATTAATAGCTTTACTACATCTGGAAAAGGATTAGCTGCTAGTGACTCTGGCATTTCTTTTATACAAGGATTGACTAAATTAGCCAAAGCTTCAGAAGATAAATTAATATTTACATCTAATACAGCTATTTCAGAATTACCGCTTAAAGGTGTTGATGAAACTGTAAAGGCAATTTTTAGACCAAATGCAGGCTCTAACATAAGAATATTAAAAGAGGCAGTTAGTGATGAAGTTTTTAAAGAAGTTCAACAAGCTAGTATGCAAAGACTTTTATCTAAATCAATTGATTTTAATTACAACGGTAAAGGAAATATAACTGAAGTATTTAAAGCAGGACATTTAAAGTCTGCATTAACTACTTATGGTGATGAGACTTTAGAAGCTATGTTTGGCAAAGAAGTTACCCTAGGTTTAAAAGATTTTCAAAGGTACATAGATCTATCAACAGTTGGTGAACTTGGAAGAGGTGGATCTGCTGGTGGGTTGGTAGCAGCTGGTATTGCAGCTGGTATTGTGTTTGCTCCTTTAGCAACACTACCTACATTAGCTGGTTTAGCAGTTATGAGGCAATTATTAGCTAATCCAAGGTTTGTTGGCATAATGTTAAAAACAGATAAAGGCTCAATTAAACAGGCTATTGAGATGGCCAGAAGAGCTGCTGGTATTGTTGGTGTTAGGTACGTTAATGGTCAAGCAGAGTTAATAGGATTTGAAACAAATAAAGCTTTAAACGAAGCTACTAATCAAGCTGAAGATAAAGGAATGATAGATACTGCAAAAGATTTTTTTAAGTCTACTACCGAGCAAGCAGGTCAAATTAGAAACGAAATACCTCAATCATTCCCAATATCTCAATCAAACATACCTGTTCCAGACGTACAACCAGTACAGATGCCCAACTTAAATCCTTTATCACCAGATAGAGTAGACTTTGATGAGCAGTTATTTGGCAGGCCTTCTAGAATAGGTTAAAACCCTAGCTCATTGCGATCCATTCCTAACGGTTTATCAGACAAACATTCCCATTTATCTAACGGTATGTGTATATAAGGCTCGTTGTCTTCATCATAAATAGGATTGTCGCTTACATTCATTCTTACATCATAAACAAAGTCTTTCTCCCATTTGTGCATATAGATGCCGTCTGTCATAGCATAAACAATAATAAACGGCACTCCGGTTGCTAATGCAAAAGAAGATCCTTTCCGCAGTTTGTTTGTAGATATTATAAAAGTGTCGTATTTATCATGAGCAAAAGTGCGACATTTAACTTCGCACCAATAGTTCTTTTCTTGCGACTCTATCCAATAATCTAGTGAATAACTTGTGGGTAACTTATGGCAACTAACTCCCCAAAGGCCCTCCAAAAATCCTGCTACACGCTCTTCTCTTTTCTGGTCTTCTCTGCTTTCTAATGATGGTGTCTTCATATCATTCCTCAAAGAAGTTAGGATCTACGGCAACAAACCTTTTGGTTGGTCTGCCTTTGCCCCCAACTTTAATTTCAATCTCCTGGATTTCACCAGCATTCTTTAATCGTTCTATAATCTCTTTGACTTCATAAGACTTCATACTTCTAAATAGTTCATGCCTATCTACTTCTCTTTTAGATATGCCTTCTCCATTTCTAGATCTAATAAAAGACAACACTTGTTTAATACGAGACTCTGTTGCAGAGCTGGCAACTTTGTCTCTGCATGACTCTATAAACATTAAATCATAGTATCTAATGTAATCTATAGACCACTTCATAATGTCTCCTGTAATCGTCTTAGCGTCTGCGTTAGAGGCTAACGTACATAACAAGGCTAACCTCATGGCTTTCTCTTTAGATCTACTGAGCAAAGGCTCTAAGTTATCTTTTTCTAATATGTCCTGTCTTTTAACAATCTCTCTGGCAAAGTCTTGCAACAACTCTTCTGACTGCTTATCAAAATTTAAAATAGTTTGATTCAAATCCATTTCTGAATTGTCTCTAGAGGTATCACTAAGACCACCCTTTAGCCTTCTAATGTAATTAACCCAGTTAACTATAGTAAGAGGAGGTTCTGTATATCGTCTTAGATCTCCAACTCTTCTAGGCTCTTTAGATTCAACAACTACAAAACGGTTAAGAAAACCATCTGCAATACGACCACCATTTAATGCTGAATAAAAATTCTTAGGTACAGACAAACCAACTAATGTAATGGCTGGTTTATGTGTAACTCTATTCATCATCTGTTCTTTGTATTGTTCTTGTACTCCCATCAAAGAATAGTTATCTGGTCGCAAAGTCCCATGACAACGACCCCAAGCCTCCATAAGAGTCTGTATGCCGTCCTCTTTATTGGTATTACCAGCGTTACTAATTGCTTCAAGTCTTTTACCAAACTCATCCATAATAGTAATTTGCGTAGGTCTTATCTTTAAAACAGAATGTACAGCACCACTTGAGGTATAACCGTCTCCTACTATTAACTTCTCGTGGTCCGAAGCATTAATAACAGCTTCAATAAATGTTTTGATGTTCTCTTTACCCTGACCAGATTTAGCAACGCCCATAAAATACATACTAGAAAAATTGTTCATGTTGGTTCTATACAAACGCCCACAAGTAACACTAGCCAAAGCTAATGCTCCAACGAGAGATAATTCTGGTTGAGGCACTTGCGCTATCTCTTCACAAAACTCAAACATGTTTTTAATTAAACCAGGTGGTGAGAATAGATCTGCTGGTGGACTAATGCTTTCTGTTGACTGTATAAATAATGGTGCTATTTGATTCTTTCTATCGTGCGTTCTTTTAACATTTTCTGCTACTGAGTCTATTTCCTGTTGAGGTAATGGAGGGTTGTTATTCTTATTCCAGTTCTGCAAAAAGACTTTAACAAATTCAAGGTTTACATTTTTAGAAATTAAATACCCAGCTATCCTAGCTGCTCCATCGTTCCTTGATCCTTCAAGCACTCCATCTAATGAGAAAGGAGCTGTTTGTTTGCTGCTTTCAATCTTAGGTATGCCTGTAATTTGTATGTACTCTTTCTCGGTAAAATCTGGTAGATCTGTATGATCGTCAATCTTCCAATCAGTAAACATAACAGGCTTGTAAACAGTACCATTAGCATGACGGTTATATGGCGCAATAATTAAGCCACCAACTCCCCGTATGTCTATTAGTCTTTCTATAGGAGTATCGTTAGTCCTTCTTGTAGCGAAGGTGGTGTAGTTTTCTGGGTTGTTATAATAGTAATGCATGCCTTTACCAGTTATAACCTTAAAAGGACAAGCAGGTAAATTTCTCTCTACCCAATCCATAGCCTCTGGCGAGTCTGCATCCACAACAACAAATTTGCCGCACACTAATGCTACAACAAGATTGTCCCTATCTTTAAACCAAGATTCAACAAGTTCTCTGGTAGGCCTAGTCTCCTTATACTGTTCCCAGCTTCCTAAGAATGATGGAGGTTTCTTGTTAGATCTCTGTAAAGGGACAACATTATAACCATCATCAAAATAAGCCAAGGCAATATCTAAGGAAGAATCATCCTCATTAATATTGAGTTGAAACACTCTAGTTCTGTTCTGTCAATATTTCAGATATAGAACCATATATAGATTCAAAATCTAATCTCCCCTCTGTTGCCTGTATTATTTGTTTAGCTTGAGCTATAGACGGTTGCCTATAACCATACCTCCAGGATTTACATGATGCTTCTGAGCATTTAAAGTCTTCCGAAGCTTTCTTATTTCCTAAGAACGCGATATATCCCGATAGGGTATAATCATCTACCTTTCTATCTTTGTGTTTTGGTTGTACGCCCATAGTGCTTAACTCCTTAAGTTTTTTTGTTGCTATTGATCTGGATCTAAAGTAGTAATTAGCCACCCAGGTCATGTCATTTAATTTACCCATATACTTCTCCTAAATAATATGATTTACACATTGTAGTTTCTTCATGTATAATAATCAAGTTCATTTCAAATAAACCGTAGGAGGGTACAAAATATGAGCTTGAAAGATAAAATAAAAACACCAGACAAACTTGTCAATAAGCAAGGAGCAAAACTTCTTGTGTACGGCCAAGCCGGAGCTGGGAAAACTTATGCAACACAAACTATGCCAGGCAACGTCTTGGTTATAAGTGCTGAAGCTGGGTTGCTTTCTATTAAAGATGCGCCCAACGTATCTGCTATTGAAGTAAGTAATTATGACGATTTAAGAGAGGTTTATTCTGCTCTAAAATCTGGCGAATTAGTCTACGATAGCGTGTGTTTAGACTCTGTATCAGAGATCTCTGAGATCTTATTGGTGCATGAAAAGGGTAGAAACAAAGACGGGAGAATGGCTTATCAGAATGTAGCTGAAGCAGTCACCAGTCTAATGAGATCATTTAGGGATCTAGATATGCATGTGTTATTTCTTTGCAAAGAAGGCAAAGATAATAATGATGGCGTATTTTTCTTTGGTCCTAAAATGGCAAGTAAACCTCTGGGAGATTCGATAACGTATTTCTTTGATGAGGTTTTAGCACTTCGTATTATTGACGATCAAGATGATGATGGTAATGCGATAGCTGCAAGGTGGTTACAAACGAGAATAGGTCAAGGCTACACAGCCAAAGATCGTAGCGGTAAGCTAGAAGCGTTTGAGAAACCTGATTTAACTGCTCTAATTGCAAAATTAGGGTTTTCTATGAATGTTGAAAATAAGGAGAGTAAATAATGTCAGATTTTAATGATGTTGATTTTTTTGAAAACGTGGAGCAAATGGAATCGAAAGGTCCAGAGGTTGCACCAACTGGTGATTACGAAGCAAAGATTATTGCTGCTGAAAAGTACAAATCTAAAAGCGGTAATTGGACGCAAAAATATACTTTTCAGATTGATGGCGGTAAATACCGAGATCATTCTGAGTGGTATAACTTATGGTCAACCAACGAAACAACTAAAAAGATATCATCCGAGATGCATAGTCGTTTAGCTTTGGCTGTTGGATTTAAGAAGCTACCAGAGTTTGGTAAAGACTTTATAGGTAAAACTATTAAAGTAAACATGAAGCAATTTGAAGATGTTTGGACAGATGGCGAAGGCCAACAAAGAACATCTCTCAAGTCTAAGATCATGAAACTTGAGAAGTCAACGGTTATGTCTCCCCCCCAAGAGGCAAAACCACCCTTTTAAGTAAGGGTAAACGAAAGGGGCGTCAAGCCCCTTTTTTTTGCATGCAAATACGCCAAGCAGATTGCTTTATTTGATTTGGGTAGTTGGTGTACAAAGAATCTCTGCACTTATTAAATTGTTCTTTTAGATCTATTGATTGTTTTTCTGGGATGGTTATAAGGCTGCATGTGTTTAAAAGTAAAACAATACAGAGAATGCGCATTATTTTTTATGTAATGAAATAAAATGTTCTGCGTCTACCAGGACCAAAGGCTTGCTTCTGTTTCTTTTAATAACGACCAGAGGTTCGTAATCTTTGCAATTGGATTCAGCTTGCTCATACGCTTTCCATACATTAACTGCTTCTTGATTCTTGCATTCAATTGAGTAAGGAAATTTATTCCGGGATTGTTTACCCATAATAATATCTTCGCCTTGGCTTCCCATAGGCCTTGACTCTAGATCTTCTTTATCTAAGCATAAGATCTCAATCATTACATTAGCAAACCATTGCTGGAGTTTGCGACCTTTCGCTTTGGCACTTGATGTTTTCATTATTCAGAAACAAAAACCATAACTTCGTCTTCGCTTATTTTAATCATACCTATTACCTCTTTGCCTTTAAACTTTCTCTCTGCGCCAGCAAATGATTTTGCTTTTACAATAGGAGTGTCTACTTGATAATCTTCGTCTTGTCCTTCTAGTATAATTGACTTTAATATGTTCATAGTTAAACATTTTCCATTTGTTCTATTGCCCAGTTAATATACACAACGGCCTTCTGAAGATCCTGGATGTTTGCATCTTTGTGATTGGCTCTCCAAATATATTTAAAAGCATTACCCTTGCAATATCCTTTAAATTCTTCTGGAGTCAAAGCTGCCTTAATTGCATCAATACATTCAATACCACCTTGAGTGTAGTGAGGTGGTTGGTGAACAGCTTTATCTTTGCTCATTTCCTATCTCCTAAACATTTATTAATAGCATCATCAAGTATAGGTTTAACAGATTCATACGCTTGTTTATAATTCTTATCTTCACTCATACTGTATGTAATATGATTCTTAGCAAGTTGAAATATTCTTGATAGCTCCTCACACAATTTAGTTTCTAAATATTTTTTATTATGTTCAATTAAATTGTTATCAACATCAATCAATACTTGCTCTGCAAAGTTTACTAATTTAGCTTTATTCACTTTGATTCTCCAGTTCCTTACATTTAGGACACTCTGTATCAGAAGTAACAACCATAAGATTACTGAATATAGTTGGTATTGGTTCACTTATATTTACAGGATTCTCAATATCAGATCCACATCCATCACATATATATCTACTCATTCCAGCCTCCTGTTAGATCTACATCAACAATACTTGGTGAGTTGTATATGGTTGCTTCCTTGCCATTTAATACAGCGTTGTATTCGTCTAGCATGCTTTCCATTCTTAACCACCCAGCATCCATATCAGCATGGCTCATCTTAAAGACTTTACTTGCATACGGTTTTTTCTTTTCTTGCGCTACAAACACAAAATCAGTAACACTAAACCCAGCCTTTTCAAAGCCTCGTTTATACCAGGCAGCTTGTAGGTCGTATTGATACTTTCTAATAGAAGATGTAAAGCCTCTAACAGAGCAATCAATCGTAGTTTTATAGTCTACTAATACAATAGCGTTTTTATCGTGGGGTATAGCAATAGGATGTCTAAGAACATCTGACTTAACCTTTAATAATAGATCCTTCTCCCACCAAAAGATTGCTCTTTCGTACGGAGAGTTAAAGATAAGGCTAGGAAACTCATCTTCACTTGCAGACAAGTACTTAGCGCCTTCTGGTATTAATGCTTCTTTCATGCCGTATAAAGCATCTTTATCTTTTGCAGTAATAACCGTTAGTCCTCGGTCCTCATACTCTTTCTTAAGCTCTTTATTGGCATTGGTATACGGAGATCCAGATATACAAACAACATCATTAACAAAGGCCTCTTCTCCCTCAACAATAAGTGAGTGAGCAGCAGTTCCAAACTTCATAGCTGGAGTTGTCTCTTGGACTTCCTCAAACGCATGAAGCTGACTCTGACCAAACCGTCTAATGTTTGATGATGAGATGCCTGGTACTGAATGATAGAAGTTATGTTCCATATCTGGGAAGTAGACAGCATCCCCAAGAATCACATGTTCTTCGTTCTCTAAGATTTCTGGCATTATTTTCATGATGTTTCCTTTTTGTAAGAGTAAACTTTTGGATTATCTTTTAGCACTTTATCTGCATAATAATTTGCTCTAGTTGGATCATCTAAATCTTGTTGCGGTTTAAATGAAAAGATATTATCTAAGCTATCTTCTTTCCAGCCTTCAATACTATCTTTAAGTTTATGTAGGTCTTGAACGCTTACATCTCCATATTCAAGTAAGCCTCCTATAACATCAATTACTTGGTTTCTTATGTCCAGCACTTTTGTTGCTTGATATTTACTTATTTTATAACTCATGATGCCTCCTTGATATCTTCTACTGCCATAGTTAGTTTATTAACTAAGTCAGTTAGATCCGAGATGTTTGCTTTGAGTTCAAACAAGGTGTAATTAAGGCGATCTTTAGTAATCTCCCGTTCGTTTGATGCATTTAAGATTGCATCTATCTGTTCTTTTGTATTCATATCTTTTTCCTATAAAGTTAATGTAGATTGTATTATGAACTAATAAGTATATAATGTCTACATACAGAAACTATAGGAGTTACAAATGGGAAGAACATCAGATTTACTAATAGATATTAAGGCAGATTCAGAGTGCGTGATTGGCACTTGCTCTAGCTTTGAAGAGTTTTGCAAGCGCATGATTGAGGTTAACGAGACAAATTTACCGTCTCTGTTAACAGACATCTGGGAAGAGCATGTTTACTCGCAAGAGTCATAAACACTCATGGATAAACAATCAGTAATACAACAATTAGTTATAGATTTTAAAGGCCTATCTGGGCCTGAGAAGTTAGAAGTATTGGATATTTTGATGCAGCATGCAATAAATGCAGCAAAAGAAAAAAAATCTAATAAATAGTCTATACTTAATTAATGACATTAAAAGTAGTGCCAATACAGAGCAAAATGACTAAGCCATCTCTATCAGAGGTGGTTTCAAGTTTAGACAACGTTTTTAACAATTTTACAATTCGAGGAGAGGATAAGCTGAACATTGTGCTTACTTCTATTAGTTTTTGTATCTGGAATCTACAGAAGGTTGTAGGTGATGATGAAAAGATGATGGGTATGCTTGATGATGTAATAGATCAGTATGTGGATGTTCCAGAAGATGAGTCTTATGTGGAATTAATTACCCCAGATAAAGAATAATTTATTATTGTCTTATTATTGTCATGGAGTCATGACGCAAGAAAACATGATAAGAATGGGGGTTTCACGATTATTTTATTTTTTGCATTTTTGTCATTAGAGTTAAGTACAAATAGATAAATATTACAATAAACATCTTGACTAAGTAATTTGTTGTAAGGTATCCTCTCAATACACTTTAGGGTAAAGTGGGGGTAGGTATTATTTAATCTTCCTCACTCTAATATGCTTAACAACAATATGGGATATAGAAAAAATAAACTAGAATACGAACCCATCCTCTCCCCAGAAGAAGAAGCTCCCATTGAATACGCAAACTTAAGTAATTCACTTAATCGCAGACAAAGAAACTTTATATGGCAAGCAGTCAATAATCCTCGCTTGTCTTTAGTAGAGTGCGCTCATAAAGCTGGGTATAAAGATGCACGACAATCTGCTAATAAGCTGATGAATAAAGCTCTAATTCGCAAAGAATATAACTATCTGATGAATGAGGCTAAGAAGAAGTATGAGTTGAATTATGATCGGGCAGTTCAAGATCTCTACGATATAAGAGACAAGGCCCTTGAAGCCGGCTCATTCAACGCTGCAATATCTGCCCAGAACAGTTTATTGAAGGTCGGGGGTTTAGTTGTTGATAGAAAAGAAGTTATGTTCGGCAAGGTGGATCAAATGAGTCGGGAGGAAGTTGAGAAACGCCTGGAGCAGCTGATGGGCAGTCTAGTTCTGGAGAATAAAAAAGATCTTGCAGATCCTCTGGATCTTGATGGTGATTTAGCTGGTGTGCTGGATAAAAAAGAGGAAGAAGATAAGAAGCAAAAGGAAGTAGACGATCTAACAGAATTGCAGATCATGGACGAGGAAGAAGAAGATATTAGTTAACTGTTAGGTCTGCCAAAAATAAAAGCAAGAATATAAAATACTAATGTTATTACGGCTAGGGTGGTCATGAAGTGGCTCTTACATGATACATACTTATAGGAGAGTAAAAAAGATTTCGAATCAAATCACCTAAGAACCACTCTCGGATTGTATCGATATTAAGATAAATGTGCAACATAGTCTGCTAGTCCGTCAAAGCGATTATCGTTGTCCTTGTACCAAAATATTTGAGTTGGATAATCTTGTTGTTTATTTTTGTATATGAATATTCCTTTTTGGAATCCTTTGTTGTCAAATCCTTCTGGGTAATTTAACTGGTCAACTACTTCGTCCCATTCAACCAGAACGATACGGTATTTGTTCTTGGTCATAAGTTCTTAGAAATCTGAACAAAGAGCATCACGCCTAATACTACGGCTAACCATATAAGGAAACCGATCCCAGAAATAAATCCTATTGTTTCTATCATTAAACCACTCGCCCAAATAAATACAGCAAAGCTAAAATACTGCTTCTTGGTAAATGTTGTAAGTGTTTAGGTATTTTAACTCCTCTAACTATTTCTTTTGTCTTTTCTGGTTTCATGTTTTGTCCTGTAATTTCTTTAATCTTTTGTAGTCTTTTATGATCCACTCCATTTCTGTTGCAGCCGATCTCATGCCTTTTTCATAAGGTGTCCTATCCTCTCTGTTTAAGTTTGTATCAATTATAATGCTATTGATTAATGCTTTCATCTTTTCAATACAAACGGCCTCAAGTGTCATCTTCTAACTCCGAGCCGTAATAACAAAAAGATTCGGTTAATATATATCCTTCTTGTTTTGCAGCCTTTTCAAGCTGTCGGTAACAAGCATCAAAGTATTTTTCCTCTGTAAAGGTTGCCACTTCTTCAGAGTATGAATGGTTGGGAGTTTCAAAATAAACTCTAATTAATGGTACTGGATTACTCATCTTCTACCCCCTCTATATAGTCATTAGCATCTTCTTCGGCATATCCTTTTTCAGATACTAACCACTCTTTAAAATCTTTTAAGTTATTAGGTATGTCTTTTTCATAGTAATCAGCTAAGACATCTATTATAAAATCTTTAGCGTGCAAATTATTAACATCATCTTTTGCCCAATCTTTTGCCCATTCTTTTTTAAAATCTTTAAATGTTTGTTTACTCATTTTCGTTTACCTCTAAGTTAATTTCTAAGTCGTTGTTAAAAACATTATTATGCTTTTCTATGGCATCTTTAATGTGTCTGAGTTGGTAACTAATCTCCCAAGCTGATTTAGATCGTCTTTGCTCTTGGTGTTCTTTCTCTGCAATATGATCTCTAGTCTGATGATAGAGTGCTATCTTTTCTGCGTGTTCTACTGGCAAGTCTCGGACATCACCATACACCTTACGGCTACCTCTACCCCTCGCCTTGAATTGGTAGCGTTGTTTATTGGCTACCTGCATAAGAAATTCCAGGACTTCGTGTCCGTTGGTTAGGGGAGTATCTAACTCCCCAGTAGGTATATCAAAAATGTTCCTTCTGATATGTTTAAACTTTCTCTTTTCTTTAAAAGTATATTTCATGATTGGTTCTCCATAATTGCTAACAGTTCGTTATCTGAGTGCTTACAATCACAAGACAAGCAAAGATAGTACCCTGCTTGTTCTTGTATGTTTCTCTCGTTCTCGTGTTTGTTGCAAAGTTCACAGTTCATGATTGATCACCTACGGCATTATTATTCTTGGTGAAGTACGCCCAAAGAGGAGTAAAATCTTTTGTGTGCAAGGCTTTAGTTTCCCAGTCTCCGTCTGGCAAAACTATAGATTTTATTTCTGCTACTTTCCATTCGTTGTTAGTAAACAGATAAACCCATTCTATATAACTGTCGCAACTTAAATCTAATAACCAGTTATGCACTGAGCTAAAAGTTTTAGGTTCTTCTTGGTGTACTCTGCCCTCGTTAGATTCTTCTAAGGTTTCTTTAAGTGCAGATTGATAGCCATTATCTACTAAGGCTTTTGCTTGGGTGGGGTGGCTGTAATGCTCTTGCAATAGTATGCCGTTATATTCTGGATAGCCGTCATAATGACAATACATTACGACCACTTTTCCGTTCTCTTTCTCGTACGCTATATTACTTCTTGTTCCCATAATTACTCTCCTAAAGTTAAAGGGTTAATAAAAGTGGGTAGAGTTTTAAGAGAGATACCCACTCTCTGCAAATTGTGGCTTTGTGGTTTTAAGTCTGTACAAACCTCCTCGCAACGAGGGAAAATCAGACTTTGTGATAAGACCAAAGTTAATAAATAACGCAAGAGCTTCGGTTAATATAATTCCATCTTTCTAATGAAAAGTTATCTTGTCCCATATAATTCTTATCACTCCTTAATACTACAGGAAGTAAACTATATAGCAAGTAATTTAGACTACTATTTGTAATAAGTTTATATAGTGTTATTTACGCTCATGCAGGGAATTCGAAAGTTAATCGCATTAGCCCTGTCTCTTTGTCTCTCTCCCACAAAAAAGCATGAGAAATCGGGTCGGGTCTTTAATCGGGTCGGGAGGTCGGATTCGGGAAATCGGGGGTTGGATATAACACACAAATAATAACACAACACAAGGAGGCTGGGGCTTCCAAAACAGATCCAATTTTCTGCTGGAGGGATAGAAATGTTGTCTGCAAATGAATTAAAATAGTTATACCAAATGTACCCACTTGTGTTACACTTATGGTTCATTAACTTAATAGGAGAAAATAATGAAAACGAATGCAACAGAAAGAAGAGCGATAGCGCAAAAGCACATTAGGACTTTACAAGGTCAAGTCAAAATTGCTGATGCCAAGTTCCAAAATACCAAAGAGTGTAAAGCCATTCTTAAAAAGAAAGCCGAGATTGACCATTACCACGAACAGATTAGGGAGGTGAATAGGTCTATCCAACAGGATATTGAAGACCTCAACGAAGCTAAAGGTTGGGGAGAGCATATAAAGGTAACTGAAGACCGACACTACTCTAACGGCATTTATGAAGAGCGACTTAGGATAGATATTCCTAGTGAGTACACTCTTAGAGAAGAGATTGAGCAAGAGATATGTATTGCTCAGATTGATTCTCTTGACTTGAACTCCTTGTTTAAAAAACTTAGCGAGGTATTTAAAGTATGAATTAAATAACGCACTCCAAACTTACCCCGATTTATTCGGGGTTTTTTTTGTCGGGAAGTCGGAACAGTCTTTAGTTTTTTCAAGGCACTAATACACACAAACAAACAAACACATACACACATGAGGCTGGGATCTCTGGCCCTGGGAAAAAGCCAGGACAGTTCCGGTAATAAAATAGTTGTTGACAAGAAGTAACCAGTCGTTTTATAATGGAGGTAAGATGCATGACCAACTTCGGTTGCGACTCTCAAAAAAAACGGGCATTCACGCCCCCGCCTAAACAGGTCAAAGAGATTCGCCCAACTTGGATTCACCACTTAGGAAAGGAAAGCAAACCTATCCAAAAAACTCAGCCCCTCGAAAGAGGGGTTTTTTTTGCCAGCAGGATGGTCGGGATCTCATGTCGGGTTTCCATCTCAGTTCTTTGAATTTGCAAGGCAATAGGGAACACACAAGTAAACACAAGAGATCTGGGCCAGCAGCTCCGGCCAGGACAAAAGTTCTAGATCCCCTGGATAGATCTATTGCGTAATGGTTGACAAAATGTAACCAATCATCTATATTGGACCTTTATTAACTTAATAGGAGAAGAAGATGGAAGTATTAGAATATTGTTACGTTGCCAAGTGTTTGGCTATGAAATGCCCAAGAGTCTGGGGCCAAACTAGAGAAGACTGCGAAGCAGCAATGGAGGCGTGGACGGCCAAGCAGGTCAGGTTCAAACCTCTAGGCCTGTATAAGTATCCGCTGATCCATAAAGGCGAGAACAATTATGAAGTTGACTGGGGCTATGAGAACGAAGATGGTTCATACAACGATAACGGCCAGGACGTATTGTGAAAAGGTTCCAAACGGATTGCGAGAAGAAGCTGCGCAGAATGATTGATGGGATGGCAGAAGATGTGATCCAGGGCCGCATGCGTTTCTTTCCTGATGACGAAAGCGTTGTTGATGATATGCAAGGCGAAACGGTTTACGAGGTCTATAACACCAAGTATATAATCGGGGATGACGGGACCTATCACGATGTGATGATCATGCTGGCGGGAGGCGGTCCTACCATTTGGCTGGACACCTGGGCCGCAGAGATCCGCGGGAGCTGGGGTAGTGACAAGTACACCAAGCACATCTATAACTATGAATATATTAATGATTACTTTGAAGAGGAGTACTCATGCTGTGGGATTAAACATGCTTGAGCTGACTGTTTTAATTTACTTGCTAGCCATCCTATTATCTGGTCGGGGTCGGGGATGAGCATTCATTCGGGTCGGCACGCTAGGTTAGCAGGTAACCCTAGCACACACACACGAGCCTCCAGCAGCCAGGGATCTCTGACGAAACAAGTTCAGCTGACAGCTGGCAAAAACAAGCTGTAAAAATAAGTGAAAATAGTTGTTGACAGAATGTAAACTATAATGATTAAATTACCTTAATTAAATAAATGACTTATAGGAGGTCAAGATGAAAATAGAAGTACTAATGTATAACGAGGACGGACAAGTGGTTGGCAAGGCTATTGAGACAGCTTGTAACAGCTTAATAGTGAATGGTGTACATGTTATCTCTAATGGTGGCGTAAACGCTGAGATGAGAGACTTGTTAGGTGCAACAACCACGCAGGATATTGGCATGACACTAGTGCCACCACTAGAACTTAACTAAAAAAACTTAGGAGGATTTAAGGGAGCTAACGCTCCCTTTTTTTTGGGACTCTATTTGGTGGAGAAACGGAGTCGGTAATCGGGCTTGGCATACCCCCCACCCCCAAAAATTGGGTAGACCAGTAGATACACACACAAGGACAGGATCGCTCTCAAACAATATTCATTTTTTTAACAAAGCTGTTCTTTTCTCAATATCTGGTGGTACAATCTGGCAATACATAAAAAATTTTTACAAAAAAGGAATATATTATGGACGAAGATATGATGGGAATGGATGTTGCTCCTGTAATGGATCCGCAACAAATGAACGGTATGCCACCTCAAGGTATGGCACCACAAGGCATGATGATGCCAGGGACCCCTCCAGCCCAAGAATTACCACAAGAATTACAATCAGAAATTAATAATTTGGGCGAAGATGAGAAAGGCGAAGCTAAACAAGCCCTCATGCAAATTATGAAAATTGTAGAACAAATGGTAGCCGAAGGCGCAACAGACGAAGACGTCAAACAATTTTTAGAACAAATCGGCATGAGTATGGAAGAGTTTGATATGGCCGTAGAAATGTTTGGAATGGGTGACGGCGAGCTTGGTTTTACTGTTTAATTAATATATTATAATTTTATGGGATTTTTAAGTAAATTAAGAGATAGAGTTAACGCTCAAATAGGACAGCCTACGTTTGATAATCCAGATGGAAGAATGTACGCAGGAGGTTCTCCTGGATTGTACGCTCCAGGCGGGAGATTTAATCGAGGAGGCAGAGGTAGCAGAATAATGCCCAATCAAGGCATACCTTCCTTACCTCAAAATTTAGATTTTTTAAGTAGACTTCCTAAAAACATGATGCCCAAGGTAGATTTTTCTAACATTCCCCAATTACCAGAAAATTTTCAATTTAATCCTCAAATGGGTCAAGGTGGCACATCATTAAATTTTGCTGATTACAAACCACAAGATCGACAAATAATGCAGTATGGTGGTGAAGCAAGACCTGGGTACGCATTTGGTGGGCCTTCACAAATGACACAAGGAAGCCAACACATGATGCCAGACGGCAGACAAATGCCTGGTGCAAATCATGCAGAGTACGAAGCTAACATGCAAAGACCTGGGTACGCAATTGGAGGACCTTTAGTAGGTCGAGCAGCAAATTTAGCCAATCAAGTTTTAAGTAAAAATAGAATGGGAAGAAATGTACCTGGACGAGCTACAAGCAATATGGGCGATATGGTTATGAGTGGAAGAGCAGCTTCCCCACTTACAGATTCTTTAAGACGAGGTACCGAAAATTTAATTATTGGAGGAACTGGAGCAGCTGCTGCTATTGGAATAGATGGAACTCAAACGTTTAGAGAACCCTTTTCAAAAGATAATGTTTCTTTTATGAGTCCTGAAGCTTTTGGTACAGACCTTGCGCAATTAAGAATGGATGTAGGCGCGGTAATAAATCTTGCACAAAACAAAGCTGTAGAGATGGGTGAAAATGTTGGTGAATACGTTGATAGAGTTAAAACAGCATACGACACAAAAATGAATCAAGATATGGAAAATCAAAGAATGCAAGAGATAGATGCCCAGCAAGGCATGCAACCTTTCTCTGCACTTCTAGGTCCAGATATGCCTTTAAGAAGACAAAGAATGGAAGCTGGACGAGGAAGAACTTTATCTAATGTTGACAGAATGATAGAAGCTGGAAGAGGAAGCACTACTTCTGATATTGACGATCTTCTTTCTAGT